ATGAAGCAACCGCAAAATTCACAGCTTTGAAGCTGGTCGTCTAGTGGCGTTGTCCCGTGTTGAGAAAGTGTCCTGACAGCCTCCTTGAGGACGCGAGCGTTGCATCCGGTGCATCCGAGTGGTTTCCGATTGAACTGACATCCGGCGCAAATGCTCGCTCTTCGAATCGCTTCCTCCTGATCCACTTTGCCACCGCCAACGGTCAGCCCATGAATCAGGCTCATGCTGAAACGGATAACGTCTCCGATCTGAAGAGATTTCAAACCTTTTGGCCTGGGAATCTCAACTTCGTCGTAAGAGCAGTCGGCACCGTTACGACACTGATACTCGGTGATTAAGATGTCGAGGTTGGTGGGAACCTTGACTGCGTTGGCCGCGTAATGGTTGCGGACGAACTCGCGGAGCTGCGGCAATGAACCGGCGGGTATCTCGATGCCGGTTTCAGGAACGCGGTAGTTCCATCCGCCGGGAATGACATTGTGTTCATTGAGGATCTTGTAGCCGCTCATACGTCCCCGTCGTAGTAAATGGAGTCTGCGTCCCTCACCAGCTTTTCCCATACCTTGTCAGCTTTTGTTGCTCGCGGTTCAAATGAGGCGGTTTTACGCACCAGATCAAGCAAGACAACAGCAGCATCGGCCAAGTCAGGCGATTTGCCGGTCCTTTGCTTCATCACGGTCTTCGATTCGACGGATATCTTTCGCTTCCCATCGTCGAACATTCGCGCACAGAACTCTTGCAACGTCTCAATGTCCATGCCGCCGACTCGCTCCTCGACGACCCATTTACGCATCGAGAACCAGAGTTCCGTCACCTTGCGGTCGTATGCCTCATTGCATGGCCTACTATCCTCGTCGCTAACCGGAATGGTCGATGGAGAGCCGCCGAACTCGACGCGATGAACCACACCCCATTCTCTGGTCAGAATGTCCGCCAGACCGCCACCCTCACCGCTTGAATCGAGAGCGAACTTGTCAGGTGGAACGCCTCGCTTGTTGCATTCCTCTTTAACTCGATTGGCTATCTGGTAATGGACCGGCTCGGTGAGCTGCGCGTTGGGTGATATCTGGATGATATCCTGAAAGAGTATGCTCAGCTTATCGTTAGCGGTGCCGACTTTGGCAAAGCGAAGGATACATCTATCACCTCCGAAGCCGGGGTCGAGAGCCGCGACAATCTGGACATTGGTCGTAAACGTGAGCTTCTTGTTCGGCGAATGCGTGTCGATGAGCGACTCGGACAGCACGGTCTTAACCATACCGTCAGGACTCCAGAATCCGCGTGTGTACTTCCAGAACGTAGGACTCTGTTCGCCCTCATGGCGCATTGCCGACAAGACCTGATCTTGGGTGATGAGGTATGGGTATTTCGTTCGCCCCTCGGTGATGTTCGGCGACTTCATGCCGTCGAAGCGTCGGCACATGCCGCGTTCCGTCAGCCAATGCTGATCTTCAATCGTGACGCTGCGCCACCCTTTTGCCGGTGTGCAGAATCTGCCGTGCGGATCAAATTTTGATGCCGGATTCCCGATGACGAGCATCTTAAACTCGCGGCAACCCTTGGAGAGGTTCGTGCAAGCCTCGAACGCTGCTTCAGGCGTATCCGTCGCTTCGTCGATGATGACCATCACCCGTTCTGCGTGAATACCCTGAATGTTGGCCACTGCCTTCGAGGTGTTGCCTTCTGCGACTGCGATAGCTGAAATGGAATGCCGGTCGTCACCTTTAACAGCCTGTAACGCCATCTTCGAATCGACCATGTTACCAGGGAATCCGCGCGATTTCCGAACAAGATCCTGAAGATTGGCCCACATACGCTTTCGGATCATCTTCGCGGTCGTCGATGTCAGAACGACTGTTGACTTGGAAGGATTGGCCAACCACCAGACTGTCGCGAAAAGCGTTGCTCCGAAGGTCTTTCCGCTCGCTCCGCATCCCGCCCATCCAACGTAGTCATGCTCGCAGAGGCTTTCGACTTGCGCTTCCAACCACGGGTTCCAACTCATCTTCGGCCAGAGCATTTTCGTCGCATTCTGAAAATGTTCGAAAGTGCCTAGTCCACCCTCGTTTGGTTGGAGTCGATTTCGGAAAGCGTACAGCTCTAGTTCAAGATCAGGAATCTTGACGGGCGAGCGTATTCCGTACTTGTGGTCGATCAATGGATTCTCAGACACTTGCTCTGCCATAGTTTGGCCTTGCATTAGTTGTCGTTGGACTTGAGGTTCTGCGAAAGGAAAATTATGCCGTCGCAACTTGTTTCTTCATCCGGCTGTTGCCAGCCTTGCGACTCCGAGCCGGTAGTCGTGAATATCCCTGGTCCTCAAGGGGCAGCGGGTACTAACGGTACCAATGGCACGAACGGTATTGATTCGTTCACCTACACGACTGCGGCATTTTTTGTCCCCGCTCTTGGAGCATCGGTTGTGGTTGCGGTCGATAACACCGAGTTTTTGCCTGAATCAGTCGCCGGACAGTTCTTCGTTTCGATTCAGGGTCTTGGCTACATGCAGGTTACCTCGGTCGATGGCCTGCTGTTGACCTTGCAGAATCCCGCCGCTGGAGTTCTTGGCATTGCCAATGCGGTTCCGACTACGTTGATTCCGTCCGGTTCGCTCATCACGCTGGCTGGAGCGATTGGTCCTACGGGTGCTGCCGGTGTGTCTGGCGGTGCGCCGGTTGGAGCTTCTTACATCTGTCGCACAGCCGATGGAACTCTGACGAACGAGACAGCTCTCGATTCGCTTGCCTCCGGTTACATGAAGACCGCCGGATCGGGTGGTGCTGGCGTCGTCTCGACCGTTGCGACGGTTCCGGTTGGCGACATCAGCGGCACGTTGCCAATTGCTAAGGGTGGAACGAATCTGACGACCGCTCCGGCAAACAAGATTCTGGTGGGCGATGGAGCCGCCTATCTCCAGAAGGAAATCGTCGGAACACTTCCGATTGTCGTCACGAATTCGACTGGAAACATTACGCTGTCTGCGCCTTCGATTGTTCCGTTCAGCTACGTCACGTTTACGCGGAGGGTGACTGGAATTGGGGCTGCAAATGCTCCGCTTTTGCCCACAGCGACAACGACAAATCCATTTAGCCTAACCGCCTATCCATTAGCCTCTTACGCTGGCATTGACACCGCTTCAGGGTTCAACTCTGCGCTGGGTCGTTTTACGGTTCCATACACCGGATACTACACGATTGATGTGGTGTTGAATCTTGACGCGGTGACAACCACCGCCTCCGTAAGAGTTTTTATTCGCAAGACCGGCTCCGACATAATCGCATCGTTTCCGTTTAACGTAACAAGCTCTGGATTTCAGCCGATATCCATCAACTACGTTGATAACGCGACTTCGGTAACCGATTATTACGAAATTTTCATCACGACCACGCACGACCTTTACGTCGATCAAGGCTCTTCATTCTCCGTCCAGCGGATTCAGGCTTAAACCATGAGCGAACGCGCACCACGCAGGTACACGGACGGATCTGTCACCTTTGACGGTGGCATCGACTCCGGCGTCATGCCTTCCGAGGTGGAAAAGAATCAAGTTGCGTTCGCCGTCAATGCCAACTTTCGCGAGGGGTTTATTTCGCCTCGCCCCGGTTTCGTTCAGAAAGACTACGACCTCTGCGTCACAATCACCGCTGACAACGCCGAGGTTACTGCTGATCAGACGAACGTGACAGCGGATGGGTGGTCGGAGGAATGCTACGGTCCTCAGGGTCTGACCGGCACGTTCCAATGCGCGCTGCCCTACATCTCGGACGATGGACGCACGTTCATTCTGCTGATGATCAGTGGTAAAGTGTGGCTTTACAACTGCGCTCAAAACAACGCTCAGAACCTCAGTGTTACGCCTGACCTAGAGAATCCGTCCAACCTGCTCGATGGCTGGATGGTTCAAGCTGAGAACTTCGCCGTCATTCAAGATGGATTCAGCAAGCCGCTGATCTTCAACGGGACAAGCCTACGTCGAGCTAAGGATGACGAGATTAAGACCGGCAGAGTTATGGCCTACGTCAATGGCCGTATCTGGTACGCGCTTCCGAACGGCTTTTCATTCCGAGCCACCGACATCGTTTATGGAGACGGTACGCGAGCCAGCGTTCTCAAAGAAACCGAGAACACCTTCCTTAATGAAGGCGGAGACTTTTCGGTTCCGTCGGATTCAGGAGGCATCACAGCAATGGCCGTCCCCGGCGATCCAGATACGTCGCTTGGTCAAGGACCGCTTCTTGTCTTCACGCCTCGATACGTTTTCAGCGTCCAAGCCCCTGTAGACCGCGATGTTTGGAAGAACCTGAACTATCCCATTCAGGCCATCAGCTTGCTGACCAGCGGCGCGCTAGGCGCACGGTCGGCCATCACCGTCAATGGCGATGTCTTCTACCGAGCTATCGACGGTATCCGCTCGTTTATCATCGCTCGTCGGTCATTCAGCGACTGGGGTAACACGCCCATCAGCGGCGAGATGACGCCTATCGTTGAGAACGATCAGTCGAATCTCTTGTGGGCCAGTTCTGCCGTCGTCTTTGACAATCGGGTGCTGATGACTTCTCAGCCTCGCTTCAATTCAGAGGGTGTGATTCATAAGGCCATATCTGTGTTGGATATGGAGCTTGTCACCTCGATGCGGAAGAAGGCTCCTCCGGCATGGGCTGGCATCTGGACCGGCCTGAACGTGTTGCAGCTCGTCAAGACCGAGAACGCTTACGGAGACGCTTGTTTCGCAATCGCTCGCGGATCTGACGACACGATTCAGATTTGGGAAATCACCAAGTCCGAGAAGTTCGACATGAACTTGAGCGAGACTCCCAAGAAGGAAATCGAGTGGCAGGTGCAGACTCGCGCCTACAACTTTGAGGTTCCGTTTGGTCTGAAGCGTCTCGATTCCGGCGACTTGTTCATCGACAAGCTGGAAGGCGATGTCTCCTTCAATGTCACCTATCGACCTGACCAGTATCCTGGCTGGATCGAGTGGATTGACTTCGCCGAGTGCGCGACTGTTACGCAGTGCTTTGATCTTTGTCCGCTCACGAACTTCAAGCCGCAGTATCGGCCCAAGATGCGCTTCCCGACTCCATCGGATGCGCCGTGCAACGCGACGATCAGCACTCCCGCTCGGAATCTTTACGAGGTTCAGGTCATGTTGAACATCATCGGGTACTGTCGGGTCAAGAGTCTTCGAGTTCACGCCTACGACATCCAAGAGTCGAGTGTTGGAGAGTGCCGGACGGTCTTCCCTGCCTGCACACCGCTTGATGTCTGCGATATCAACCCGCTGACCTACACATCGGAATAGCCTAACAATCATGCCAAACCTTACGCTCATCACGCTCACTCCGCCGAGTCTGCCGGTTGGATATTGTCCGCTGAACTACCAGAACTTGGCCAACGATATCATCAGCGGCACTCAAGCGACGTTCAACAGCGCGATTGGAAACTCGTTCTTTAATTTCGGATCGACCACTCCTGCGCTGAACAATCAGGTTTATCCGTGGCTGGATGAAGATAGCAATTGGTGGGTCTTCAACGGCGGCTATTGGAGCCGAAAGCATCCTGTTTCGATAACAAGTTCCGAGCGTCGGATCTTTGTTGGCACTACCAACGACTTGCTTTCGTACGATGGTGGCGATGGAACTTCAAACCCTGTCACCAATTACAGCGGAGCGATGTGGGAGGTTGACACGGCTTTTCAGGCGCGCTTCCCGGTCGGTGCTGGAACCTTTGCGGCAAGCGGAGTCATCAACGTCAATGGGACAGCCACCTCGACTGCCGTTGTCGGCGAGGATCAGCACACGCTGACCGTGCAAGAGATGCCTGCTCACACTCACAATTTCTTTCCGCTTGTCACTGCGGATGCAAATAATGGCGGAGCCAATGGCGTCCAGTACGGCACCACGGCGAATGTCCCCACTTCATCCACTGGAGATGGAGCGGCTCATAACAACCTGCCGCCGTTTTACGGTGTTTACTTCATCAAGCGAACCGCCCGAGTCTACTACACCAAATGAAGCTGATTGTTCAGGACATCCGCTCGACTATCGCTCGGGTCATCGGCGTATGTGTCGATGATCAGCGCGTTTACGACTACATCAACCAAGCGTGTCGAAGGCTTCTACACAAGGGGTTGTGGGCTGGTGCGTACGGGCGGTTCACGATTCATACGGTCGGCGGTTGCATCACTTGGCCGCGTCAGATCGAAACCATCGAAGCTGTAGCCGACTGCTGCGGAGTCGGAACCGTCCGCAATCAATGGTTCGAGTTTCAAGAAACCGGCTATGGACTACTCAACTCAGGAGACGCTTGCGTCGGTAAGCAGCTTATTGACCGTGGGACTGTCGTCTCTTACCGCGACATGTCTGGTGGTCTTAACAGCTACATTCGAGTCTACCCTGGCGACGCTTCGGATGTCGGCAAGACCATCACCTTGCAAGGAGTCGATCAGAACGGTCAGTGGATTCGAACGCAGTCCGGCGGCGCATGGATTGACGGAGAGAAGCTGACGCTCGCTTTGCCGTACGTTCAATCGACAAAGAAGTTCACTCAGCTTACCGGCGTTATCCGTGAGGCGACGAACACCGCGAGCCGATTGTACGAGTACGATGCGACTGCGTTGTCCGAACTCGATCTGGCAGTTTACGACCCCGATGAAACTTTGCCGCAGTACCGTCGCAGCTTGCTCACCGACCGCTGCCATAACGACGAGGATAAGCCGGTGACGGTCATGGCGAAGATGCGCCATATCAACGCGACGAGCGTTAACGACTACCTCATTCCTCCGTGTCCTGATGCCATCAAGCTGATGGTCATGGCGATTCGCAAGGAGGAGAACGATTTGATTCAGGAAGCAGTGGCCTACGAAGCTAAAGCGGTTCAAGCTGTGCAGGAGCAGACGATGCAGTATCTGGGCGATGCGGTGCATACGATACGCATGGTCGGTGTAGGATTAAATGGCGGTGGATTCTCGCAATGGTTCTGAACCAAAAGGATAATTTATGCCAATAGGAATTGGAGCGGCAATTTTGGGTGGAGCAGGCATCTCGGCAGCGGGAAGTCTGCTTGGTGGACTGTTTGGTGGAAAGAAGCCGAAGGTTCCTGAGCTGAAGCCGATTGATTTCGCCAAGGAACAGCAGCAGGCGATTCAGCAGAACATCGCGTCGCTTGAGTCGGCCACTGATCTAGCAAAAAGGACGACCGCCGCTGAGCAGTCTCAGCTTGAGTCGCAGCTTCGTCGCGCGATTCCTGGCTATGACCAACTTGTTAAACAAGCTGGCGCAAACATTGGGTCGGCTTTGCGGGGTGAAATCTCGCCTGAAGTCTCCGCTCAGGTTCAGCGTTCTACCGCTGGACGCGCTTTGTCTGGTGGATTTGGCGCAGGATCTGGATTCGGTCGTGCGCTGACCGCTCGCGATTTAGGTCTGACCGGCATGCAGATTCAGAATCAAGGTCTTGCTCAAGCTCAGAACTTCATCCAGCAGCAACGATCATTTGGTATGGTTCAGCCGTTCTCGGTGAGCAGTATGTTCATCACGCCAGCGCAGCGCATTGGAGCGATTCAGCAGCAACAGTCGGCCATGTACGGCCGTGATTTGACTGCCGCTCAGGTTGCTGCCGCTCCCTCTCCGATGCAGCAGGCGGCTCAGACTGCACTTACCAATTTTGGCGGTGTTGCCGGTGGCGCGCTGTCGCAGTACGGAATGTATCAGGGGTTGATGGCTGGCCAACGTGGGCCGTCGCCTTCGTACAATCCAATGAACGATCCTGAGCTTTACGCGATTCCTGCCACGAACACTTCCGAGCTAGGGCCGACTTCAACGAGCTTGTTCCCAGAGTACGGCTCTTCAATCTACGGACGCTAACATTATGGCCGACCAATCTCTTCAAGCATTTCAACTCGGAGCATCGCTGTATGACCGCGCGCAGACGCAGAAGCGGATGATGGAGCAGTTCCAGCAGCAGACTGCGGAATCCGTGCTTCAACGGCAGGGGCTGGAGCTTCAGAACAAGATTCGGGACATTACGCTTGCCGACACCATCGAGGAGCGGCAGGCGCAGGTTGA